GCAGAAGTGTGCTACCTGCCGCCGCGCCTGCTGCTGCCAATGCCAGTGTTGCCATGACTACTCAATTCCCGGAAAAGAAAAAACAGCCGCGATCCGTCGTTTCCACCACCGCGTGAGGTGCACCTCGGTTACGGGCACGCCCTCCATGGCATGCACCATGGTGACCGGCGATGTTGCGATACCGGCATGTTTTGCAACGCTGTGGCGTTTGATCCGAAACAAAATGACATCGCCGCTTGAAAGGTCTTTGATATCTTTTCGAACCAGGTGACGGCTTGCGGCGCCGAGCATCGTTTCTTGCAGTCCAGCCTCAGCCCAATCACGGGAATACGCAGGCGGCGCTTCTGCTTCAAACCCGTAGAGGGTACGAAACACACCGCGCACAAGACCGAGACAATCCGTGCCAACCCCGCGCGTACTTGCCTGATGGTGATAGGGCGTTCCCACCCACGCCCGCGCCGCCGCCAACACATCTTCAGGTGTATGCCGTGACATAGTTACATTGTGCGAGTGCATGACTGGCCCGATTTAGCTTGTCGACTGTTTGCGCCCGGCAATCTGCAGGACGAAATCAGGCCCCGGCATATGTGGAAACCCTTGAAAATTGATCATGTTGTTGAATTTTGCCCGACAGGTTTGCGCGGCCTTATCGCAACCGGCTGTGACGGTGAAAGTTTGGCCAGTGCTTAAGGGCCCTGTAACGTCCTGCCACAACTCAAGACCAACCACACCACTAATGTTTGTATGGCGCTTGACCTCCATCTTCTGGCCGGCCGCTGGTCCGGATGTGAATGCGACGAGGCCACGTGCAAACCAGCCTGCGTCAAAGACAGACAAGCCCGTCGCAGAAAATCGTTTGCGTGACTGCACGGTGTCGACCGTCCCAGCGCCTTGAAACTGTGCCGTCTCCAAATCAATGCTGCATCGTGCATCACCAAGGTCTGCATCGCAGGTATGTTGATAAAGTCGCCCTTTCGGTTGTTGAAGGTAATGGGCAATGCCGCGCACTTCGCCGGAGAAAGCACTGCCCGAACGCTTAACCTCACCAAGACTGCCCGAGCGCATCAAAATGCGCTGATCAACGTCCTGCCAATTGACCCGGTAAATCTCCACACGGGCATCATCATAGATCCCGCCCGAGAGGTCTTTTTCACCCAACCTATTTGAAGAAACAGCACTTGTTACTTCCAGGTTGTTGACCCCAAGCCCGACAGCTTCGGTCAACTCACTGGCCGTCATACCTGCGGCGGCCTCGTAGCTTACCCCGTCAAAGACAAGATCATGATCGTGGTCTGTAAACCCCAGCACCTGGCCGTCGCGGCGTTCCAAGCGCCAACACCAACACAGCGTTGTTGCCCCTGTAGCCAAGTGGGCGGCGAGCCCCGGTGCCAAATCCCTCATAAGCGGACCTCAACAATAGGGATTTGCGGGATCGCCCCGTGCTGAAAGCCTGACAAATTGGTCTCCAATTTGTCCGTATCGAAACGCACCGGAACATCAAATTCAAATCCAGCACGAATTTCCGCGCCGACACCTGGAACATGACCTGCCAAAAACGTAACAATCCCTGTTGTACTATCGACGGTGAATGCGCCGCCCTCAGCCTGCTCAATGCCTGCGACAGAAACTTTGACACTGCCTGCCACAGGCTTGGTCACCTGTCGCGTCCACGGGGCAAAACTCCCGCCATAGACTTTGCTGAGTTGAAACGTCGTCGTGCTGGCGTCTCCGGTGCCGATCAGTTGATCAGCGGGCGTAGGGATCAGGCTCGGTTCGTTTGATTTCCAGTCCGCATGATCGCGCCAGAGAAATCCATAAAGGCGACCGCGTCGTTCTTCAAAAAAGCTAAGAACTGCGTAAAGCTGGTCCAATGATTTAATGCCATACCCGGCATTGTAGCTACGTTGCGAGTCCGCCCAGCGACTATTGCGTTCTTCAAAACCCGAGCCCAGAACAACAACATCTGTTCTCCGCTCCGGTCCCCCTTGCGCACCACGAGAGATGTCCGTCGGAAACCGAACGTCATGAAAATTCATAAGCAGCAACTTTATTCAGATTGAGGTTGACGCAGACACTTTGAGTGTTTTTGCCTAGAGAGAGAGGTCACGCCATCTAGAGGTTGCGCTGACCATAACTGACAGCACGCGCCAGCATGGCCGCAACTTGCGATTCCGATTTGGCAAAACTTGCGGCATCGCTTGCCACCACATTGAAGTTGACGGTAACACCACCGCCACCTTGCATGGCTTTGACGCCTAAACTACCGTCTGCGCCTCGTGCCAATGGCATAATGGCCTCTGCGCCGCGCTCTCCTGCAATACCTGTACGTCCGTCACCCAGCGGGAACGAGATTGGCGACCGAATTACACCGCCATTGGCAAATGGAACCGGTGTTGATTGACGGCCAAAGGCAGCTCCTTTTGCAAACCCAACCCCACCAGAAAACAGGCCTGAGAAGAGTTTACCAAGCCCCTGTTCGAGCGGTTTGAACGCAGCCTTCAGGACCAGATCTGATAATTTCAGCGTCAGCCCTTTGAGGGTATCGCCCAATGTCTTGCCGCGAAACGCAACATCACGAAACGCATTTGTCAGCGAGCTTGAAAAGTTCCGCCCAAGAGACGCCGCTGCACCCAGCTCATTTTTTAGTGAGCTGGCATCACCTGTAATTTCCACATTCCACCGCTCGACAGTTGTTGTCGGCCCGTGTGATCCATCATTCATAACGTGTTGCCTCCATCAGGGTAGTGCTGCATCAACGCCGTGAACTCAGGGCGTGTCATCGCAGAGGGTGCGGCCACGTCACCGGACGCCCCGCGCACTGCGGCTTGAAATTCATGCAACGTCATCGCCCACAAAACAGCGGGCGCCAACTTCATCACGCCAAGGCCGACGCTCAAAACCTCGTCCCAGGGAAAGGGGGTATCTCCCTCTCCTCCCCGTAGTGCTTTGGCGGCATATCTTTACTTTCAGACTGTGGCTGTGATTGAATTTGGCTTTGCTTGGTTAGGTCGCCCTGCGCAGCACCGAACGTAACGGCCAAAAGTCGTGCAACAATTTCAATAAATCCTGCCGCTCCAAGATCCGCCTTCATGGTCGCCACCACATCATTAGAAATGTCATGGCCTGCACCGCGCAATCCCGCACCGACAATTCGCACACAATCATTTGCTGAGATTCGGCCGGTTTCAAACCGTGCAGCCAGTGCAATCATATCATCATCGCCAAACTCATGCTCAAGCTCAGCAAGCGCACCCAACGTCAGACAAAGCGCGTAGGGTTTGCCATCAAGATGGGCCTCAATTTCACCGCGATGGGCATTGGCCATGTTCATTCAATCCAATTATTGATTATGCTGCGGAGAAGGACAGTGCGCCCGCGCTTTCAATCGCAATTTCAAAGGTGACTTCGCTGTCATGACGTCCGGTCAGCTCAAATGATGTGATCTGGCAGGGGCCTGCAACACTTCCAAAGTCTGGAATGATGATTTGCCAATCGCGAATAATTCCATCAAAAAAGTAGGATCGAACCAACTCGTCTGACGCTGCATCTTTAAAGATTCCAGAACCTGTCACACGAACCGATTTCACACCGGCACCGGCAAGCAACTCACGCCATTGTCCCACCGATTCCTGATGCGTAATATCGACGGTCTCTGCGTTGAACGACACTGCACGAGATCGCAGTCCTGCAACGGTGACGAACGTACCCGTACCATCACTGTCGACCTTGAGTAGGAGGTCTTTGCCCTTTTGAGCGGTCATGGATTATGCCTCTTGGGTTAACTGTTGCAAAAAAAGAGGGTATGCGGCGGCACTAGGCGGCAGGCTCAGTCACCGCGCGATAACGAACAATGCCGTGATAGGTTTCACCGTCACTTTCACGTCGCGCTTCACTGAGTTCATGGCGAAAATTAACCAGCGTGTGCCCAGAAACGGGTAAGTTCATGTCGTGCAATTTTGCCGTCATTACATCAATGATTTCGTGTACTTGCTTGCGCCCTTTGGCGCGCGACCAAACGTGAAGCGTCAGGATATGTTCCGAGCCCGCTTCACTCCCCGTGCTCCAATCCCTGACCGTGCTTTCACCGATTGTGACATAGGGAAAGGGCGTACCCTGCGGCACGTCATCATAAATTTTTGCGCCACTTAACAATGAGGTCAATGCAGTGTCATTGACCAATGCGCTGTGGAGAGATTTTTGCAGCTCCCAATTCGCGTTTTCCATTACCAGCCTCAATAGTCCTTAAACAGCGTGTGTGCCGGGGTCGATTTCACATCCCCGTCATGCTTGGGACTTGGGTAAAGTGACCTCGATTTATTTTTTGAGTCTGGCCTTTGCGCGCTCGTTGCCCTCACGTGAGCAACCAGGCGTTCAATACGTTCTCTGGCAAACACAACTGACCGATTGAGGCCAGAAATCTCAAATCCGATGTTCACGCGACCACCTCTTCACACTCGATCTTTAAGAACCGCTTGGCGTCATTCATGTTTGCAATTGAACGGATTTCAAAAATCCGCGATCCAAGTACCAAGCGATAGGTCAGCTCAACATCGTCGCGGTATCTGCAATAAATGATATGCGCGATGTCTGCGGAGAGAGCATCGGCTTCGAGGCCTTCTCGCCCGGACATGGGAACCACTGCCGCCCAGAATTCAGCCACAAGCACCCATGTGATGGCGCCGCCACCGCCACCGTCGTCAACTCTCACCGGCTGCTCCAAGCGCACACGGTGTTTTAGATCTGAAATTCGGATTTCACTGCTCATAGCCGCGCCACCCGATACGGTGTCAACAAAGTTGAGACGGCCTCAGGAACGGACGTTTTGTCAGATCCAATTTCGATGGGGTCGCGATGCTCGTACCAATGCGCCACCAGCAACAAGAGCGCGTGGCGCACGGGCTGAGGCACATCATCAGCACTTGGGCCAAATCCGGTGACGAACGAAACTTCAATGCCTGCCTGTGCCTTGCCGGGCTTTGGCCATTGACTGACTTTTCGGAGCAAACGCGGCGGCACATGATGTCCGTCAAGTTCATAGTCTGCAGCCGACATTATTGTCGGCGTTCCGTCAGAAGCCAGAATTGATATGCCCGTAATTGAAGAAACGGGTCTCAGCGGTAACGTCACGCTCTGAGAGCGTTGTGGCCAAGCATCAACCGTCCATGTCCATCTCTGGTTAATCAACGCCATGCTCAATGCCGCTTCAATATGTAAGCGAGATGTGAGGATCAGGCTTGAAATGTAAGCGTCTTCATCACTGTGATCGACACGCAAATGATCTTTTGCCTCAACGACCGAAACGGGTTCGAGCGCAGCAGGACTGGTCAACACCAGGGCCATAAGTCGCTTCTTTCTGCAAACGTGCGTCTGGTTTGAAAAAGCAGGGCTGTGAGCGGGGATGACTCACAGCCCTGCGCAGCCGCAACCAGCCGGGAGGAGAGAACCGGTTGCGGGTCCGCGCCGAGGCGCGTATTCTAATTTGTGATTGAAAGCCGTCTGAGTTAGGCGGCGAATTTTAGCAGCTTGATGGCATCAAAATCCTGCACGCCACCACCAACACGTTTGGTTGTATAGAACAAAACGTAAGGCTTGGAGCTGTATGGGTCGCGAAGCACACGGATGCCGACGCGATCCACAATCAGATAGCCGCGACGAAAATCACCGAACGCAAGAGACAAGCTGTCCGCTGCAACGTCTGGCATG